GGATCATCCGATAGCTGCCCGCCGATCACCGGGCCCAGGTTGCTGAATACCTGTGCGCGAACATCAACCGGTGCGGCTGGCATCAGGCAGCCCTCCGCTTGAGCTTCACGGTCACGATGTAGCGCTCGACCACCGCGCCACCGCTGACGATCTGATCACGCTCCAGGCCCAGCTCACCCACCGGCCAGAAGTCGCTAGCGCCGGGACGGGCCGCGATCGTGGCAGCAAACCATGCCTTTACCGCAGTCCAGCCGGCGGAATTGGTGACACCCTTAACGGTCCGCACCTCAGAGGCCACCAACGGCCCCCGCGCCACGAAGCCCCCGGTAGAAGTGGGCTCCAGGGTCGGGCCATCCTCAAAGCCCTCGGGCTGATCCAGCAGTGCCAGCGTGGTGGTGCCGAGGGTGATGGTGCCGTAGGCGGGCAGGAAGGCATCACCGGCCAGCCTGCCCTTCTCGTTCTGCCGTAGCAGCACCGTCAGCTGCTGTGCTGCATCGATCAAGGTGAACGACACCTTCACCCATGCCCCGCCTTGCACCGTCTCGCCAACCGGCGCCCCGGTGAACCAGCACGCCAGGCTGGTGACACTGCGGCCATGGGCGGAGCAAGTCAGCGCCACGGTGGCCCCCACCACCCGGCTGGCCAGCGTGGGCGACTCCAGGATCCTGGCCGCCTGCCACGCATCAAACAGGCTGCAGGAGGTCACCCACTGCGCCGGGGTGCAGAGGCCCGCCACGTTGAACCGCCTTGCCGTCAGCCCCTGCTCCGTCTCCGCCTCGGCATACCCGATCGGCTGCGCCTGCAGGTAACGCAGCGTCAGGGTGGAGGCTCCGTAGACGAGCTGAATGCTCATCAGGGCACCCTCAACGCATCCGCGCCATCGTCTGCGCCAGCTTCAGGCCGGATCCATCCCCGCGCACCCCGACCGACACGTTCCACGCTTTGCGCCTCAGCTCAGCTACCTCCTGCGACAGGTTTCCAACCGCGAGGGCCAGATGAGCTACTGCCGGATCGGACCCACCACGCAGCACGCCAGCACCCCCGCCGAGGGCACCGGATTCCTTCAGGCGGCTGGTGATAGCAGCAGGGATCACCGTTCCCTTGGAGGGGGCTGTCCACAGGCTGTTGGCGGGCCGGTTGATCAGGGACAGGGCGCCGGAAGTTGACAGGAACGCCTCCTGCCCCAAGCTCATGCCGCTGGGTCCGTCGTTGATGCGGTACGTCTGGCCAGCATCCACAGGGCCACCCGTGAAGCGGGCAGGGGGGAGGCCGGAGGCTGCTGCCAGGGAGCGGTAGAACCTGTCTGCAGCGTTGGCCGCATTGCCCATGTTGGTGCTAAGCCCTGCCGCCTGGCCCTTGGCTGCAGCGGTGGCCTTGGATGCCACGCCCATGAAGTCTTTGATGTCGTTCGCGGCAGGCCCCACCCCCTTGCCCAGCGCCTGTCCGATCTCGTAGTACCCCCTGCCGGTATCACGCACCCGGAGGCCCACATCCTTGGCCAACTGGGCAAAGGCTCCCTGCTGGGCAAGCGGCACCTTCAGGCTGTCCCCCACGCTTTTGAACTGGTCGGCGGTGCCCTTGGCAGCTTTGAAGGTGCCGTCAGCGGCGAGCTGTAGGCCCTTTGCCTCGGCAGCAGCAAGGGCCCTATTGATCGCCTCTTCGTTGGTGGCGTCAGCGATCCTGCCCTGTATGGGCTGGATTTGCTGAAGGATCCCTAGGTTTTCATTGGCAATCTGCCTGTCAATATCCTTGATTTCTAGGTTTGCCCTTGCCGAGGCTTCCGCTTCTTTGTTGCTTTCGTTGATTGCTTTTGTTACCTCAAGCTCAGCCTTTTTGTATTCTGCATTTGCTTTCCTTACCTCACTGCTTGCCTCTGTAAGTGCCTGCTGCTGCTTCAATGCCAGCAGATCTCTTTCTAGTCCTTGCTGTGCTACCAATCCCTGAAACTTGGCGCTCATGGCGGCAGCTTCTATCTCTTCCCCCCGGCGCTTAATGTCGTCTAACTCTCGCTCGCTTGCACCGCGCTTTTGTGCCTCCTGTAATTCGTAGTCGTTGCGACTTTTGATGATGCCAAAACGAGAATCTTCTAGGCTGATCAATGCCTGGCCAAGATTGATGCTGGCTTGGCCAATTTGCAGCTGAGAGTCAGACTGCGCCTTGGCTAGCTTGCCCTGAGCATCCGCTATTTTTTGATCGTATTCAAGCCGCTCTAGCTGCTCTTTGTTATATGATTTTGCAAGGTCTAGAAGATCTTGGTTTCCTTGTACTATTGCCTTGATTTGCTTCTCTTGCGCTACCGTTAGCTGTGTTGTCCCAGTAAGTTGTGAGGTTATCCATTTTGCGCCAGATATAATAAGACTATCAAACCCCTCTTTTAGCTCGTAAACTGCATTTGCTGGTGGGGTAAAAGTAAAAACGCTTTTAATGGCCCCGGCAGCTTCAACGGCTTTGCCTATTAATGACTGAACGAGCGAAATGCCTGTTGCAAGTCGGCTTAAAAATTCCCCTACCGATCCTCCTCCAGATGCTCCCAATACTGTAACAAGATTACTAGATGCGTTGGTAATTTTCTCAATTCCACCGGCAATGGTTGCCGAAGCAATTTCAGCGGCTGCCTTGGCCTGGCCGGTTTTCGTGATTTGATTATCCAGGAACTCGTTGTAATTTTTTAATTTATCGTTTGCAATTTGCTGGATGGGAGCTTGGGCTTCTACACTACCGGTCAAGATTGCAATGCTATCAGCTGACCCTTTGCTTTTTGTAACTACATCGGCTAGGAACCCAGCGAACCCACGCGCTTTTAGGCCAGTCAAGTTGTACTCTATTCCGAGCCTCTCTGCTTCATCCTTGGCTTGTTCTGAAGGTTTTATGATTGAACTGATGGCTTGCCTAAGTCCTGTAAATGTTTGCTCAACAGGAACTCCTTTTGCTGTAGCGTCGGCGATTGCAGCACTTAGCTCGCTCAAGGGAATATTTGCTGCAGCCGCAACGGCTGCAATATTACCGATCTGCTTTCCAAATTGCGCAACTGTTATCTTGCCGTCATTTTGTGTTTGGATAAAGCTATCTACAATAGACGTAGCGTCTGAAGCTTCAAGCCCGTAAGAATTGATGACGGATGTTACAGCATCGGCTACAGTGGCAAGATCCGAGAATCCCCCGGTAGCGCCTAGCGCTGAAGCTCGCAGAATATCGACAATCTCTGAGGTTTTGGTAAAGCCGCTTGATGCTACATCATAAGATGCTTGCATCAGCTCAACACGACTTACGTTGCCGTCTAGCTCTGTTGATAACTTCAGTAGTTCTTTGCTAAGTGCTTTTGAGTCAACGCCAAGGGTCCGCACCGCAGCGCTTGCGGTGTCAAGATCCATAATCTGCTTGCCAGCAAACTGAAGCGCTGCGCCAACCGTAAGAACCGAACCAGTTTGCAGCGCAAAGCTCCTTACACCATCAGTCAAGCTGCCCAGGATGCCATTGCCTTTACCCAATACGGAATTAACATCCCCTTGATTTTTGACGATGGTTTGTTGTGATTCGCCAAAGCTTTTTACTCCGCCTGTCGTCTCCCTAAGCTGTGTAGATAAGCCTGAGAGAGTTTTGTCGGTCCCGTTAAACCCGTCCTGGAAATTCTGCCCCGCCTGCTTCCCCGCCTGCCCGATCTGCCGCGAGGCATCGAGCACGCCCTTCACATCGGCGGTGACCTTAACGACCCATTCATTCCCTGCCATCTCAGCTCTCCGGTGTTACTACGTACTGGGTGGGGTTTGTCCAGCTGATGGCGTACTGATCCAGCACCCCGAGCCCCTGCCCCGGCGCATCACCGCCGATCGGCACCGCACGGCACCCCGGCAGGAGGCTGATGATCCGCTGCGTCAGCGCCTGCAGAGCCGTCAGATCAACCGCAGACGAAGGAACCACCACACCAGCAACCACGGCGGCCGAGGCGATGGTGCTTCCAGCCAGGGCATAGCTGAGGGTGAATGGTGAGGCCGTGGTGGCAGCGGTGACCGTGAAGGTGCCATTCAGAGCGGTGAAGGGGGCAGGGAGATCGCTCACCGCTACCTGCTTGCCCACGCCGAAGCCATGCGCCGCCGCGAAGGTGAGCGTGGCCGTGCCTGATGCAAGGGCGGCATTGGTGATCGCCTGCGGGGCCACCTGCAGGGCAGACCACTCGCTCACGTACAGCCGGAACTGGGGGTTCAGCCCCGTCTCCCCGGTGAGCATCGCCTCGGGGCTGTAGTCGGGGTTGTTGAGGATCACCACCTCCAGGCCAGCAACGGCCACCCCCTCGGGCAGCTGCTCATTGCGGCGCACTACGGCGATGGCAGGGACAGGGCTCTGGCCGCGAGGTGTGTACGTGCCTAGGGCTGCGCTGATCACCGCATCGCCCGCCAGCAGGTCGTAGATGCCTTGGGCGGTCGTGGGCAGGCTCATGCCTCAGCTTTCCCGCCAGCACCGGAAACCTGCCGCAACACTGCCCGCCCGCCATGGAAGCCCCAGTCACGGAAGCCCGCTCCTGCCCACGCTGCGGCGCCCTCTGGCTAGGCGAGCAGCTTTACTGGGCCACCGGCAAGAAAGCCTCAGAGCTTGATCTAGCCGGCCTCGTCTGCAACATGGTCAACGACCCCGCCTGCATCAACCCATGCAATGGCCGTGAGGGTGGCGATACCTGGGCCAAGCGCATGGAGCGGGTCAGTCAGTTGTTTAGCGCTGAGGCGTAAAGGGCAGTAAAAAGCCCCGGCAGTACCGGGGCCAGTCTCGTTGTTGGACGATTGAGGCGTTACTGGGATCCCAGTAACGGAATCAGAGCAGATCAAGGCCAACCTTGCCGTAACCGGCCAGGCTCACCTGGAACTTGATCACCGTGCCAGCAGCCTGCTCAGGCTGGTAGCTCTCGAAGAAGCCATAGCCGTACTCCACCTGCTTCCCGTTGTTCGGGCCGATGACGGCGTACTCAACCATGAGCTTCTCGCTCACGTTGAACTCTTCACAGATCCGCATGGCACGCCACGCAGG